TCAATTCTTGTTACAGGTGTTGTTCCTGAGTGTCTGTCTCTTTCATTTGATGTAATTATGTCTTGTTTTGCTCTGTCATAATAAGACTGCCAAACTTGTATTCTCTTATCGTTTTGTAGATAGGGTTCTGCTTCCACCAATGAGCCATATAAATAAACATCTGGATGATGCGTAAGCATATCATTGGTTGTGTTTGAATCTGATAAAGCTGCAAAATGCTTGTAATACGATACTTCTATCTCATATACACCATCAGGTAATGGTCTTATTTCTATATTATTGCCTTTGATTGTGTATGCTTTAGGTGTTCCTCTTGAGCTTCCTGCGTTTAATCTGTCCATTATTTCAGGTGTAAGATAGTCTAAAGGGGTTTTAGGATCTGTATTTAATTTAATATTACGCATAGCTACATAATCATCAGGTAATGTATAAAATTCGCTACCTGCTATTGTGTTAGTTGTAACCCTAGTTTCCATTCTTCTTATCTTAAAATCTCTTTTGTGCCTTGTTTCTGCAAGTGCAATAAAATCAGGAATAATATCTGTAAGGTCAGTTCTGTCTAACCAACTAGCTATTGCTGTTTTGAGTCCTGCATAATTAGATATTGCCATTATATTATCCTAGATGTTGTTTTTAAGTACCTGTAATCAGGACTGTTTAATAATTTTCTTACTGCGTCTTTGTGATTTTTATCATATAAATCTACGCCAAATTTGCTTTTCCATTCGTGATAAATTGCAACAGGAATCCTAGCAGATAAACGAAATTCGTCTTTTATACTATGGTCTTCCTGTTGTAATCTTTTATTGCTATCAAGTAATTTAGTTAAATCAGGCGACCTAGTATTAATCGCCCATTCACCTGAATGTTCTGAAAATAAAAATGTTTGACCATCTCCAAGTTTTCGTCTCATTCACTAAGTTCCTCAATAAAGACACTAGCTGTACCACTTGCAATAATAGCTGCAAGTTTTTCAGCATTGTCTACTTTAAATGTTTTAGGTTCATTTGCTACCAATCTTATTCCTGTAGCTACAGCAGCAGTAGGCGATTTAGCAAACGCTATAAACACACCTGTTGTATCAGAAGTACATCTTACATAGACTACGCCATCTGTAAAAGCATCTGATACTTGTGAACCTGTATTAACAGTTCTTGTTTGGTTTTTTATAACCCTTTGTCCAAAACTCCAACTACTCATGCTTATCTCCTAATTACAAATGTTACTAATAGTTTTACTGTATTTGATGATGCTCCATTTGTAATCATTTCAATAGTTCCATCTTCTTCAACTCTGTTAGCTGCTGTAGGTTCTGCTGTATCAACATCACCTGCTGCTGAACCTGATTGAGTTACTGTAATGCCACCACCAGTAATAGCAGTACCACCAATTTCAAAGCTGATTCCACCATTAGCAGTTCCAATAGCTCCTTGTAGTGCAGTAATAATTTTAATAACTCTACCACCATCAGGAATAGCTACAAATGTGCTTGATGCAGTAGAAATATCTTCTATTTCTGCTGTTACAAAATAATCGTTTAATGTTCTCATTAAAGTCTCCTAATTAATAACCCTCGTTCCGAAGCGATACGTTCTTCAAGGTCATTATTAATGTATCTTTGGGTGGGGCAGGGAAAATAATGAAAAACCTGCCCCTAGTCATATATGCGAGGTATATGAAAAGTTTATTATGAAGTAGTTAAATCAGCGATTTTGCTGTTTGCTGCTTCGTTTTTAGAAACAAGTGTATACTCTGCGAGTAATTGTTTCTTCTCAGCATCACCAGTTTTCGCTAAGTCTTGTACTTGGAAAGGTCTTAAGAACGCTGTTGCCCACATTTCTGTATCTACAACAAGTGCTGTTCTTCCTGAACTTCTTAAGATTCTATCTGCTTGTACTCTTACTTCACCAAAGTCTGAAACATAAACATCAATAGTAGCAACTAAGCTTCTATCTTCTGCCATGTCCATACGAGTTGAGTTACCTGTAAATCCAGATACTTTTTGTTTGTTGAATGAACCAACTAACAATAGGTCAGGATCTCCACCTTCATCATAGCATTTTTTCAAGCTAGATTTTAAAAGTGTTTCAGTAAGAACTCTTTGTGTTCCGTCTGTTACAGCACCTGCACCACTTGTAGAACCACCTGAACCATGAAGCTCATTAGTTACTATCCAAGATTCATATGCTCTTGAAGCACGTCCTGTGCCTGAAGAACCTGCTGCTGCTTCTTGTTTACCTGTCATGTCTAGTTCCATATCACGTTTCAGTTCTTTACCTGCTTTTGCGATTTGGTAAGCCATTTCAGATGTAACACCTGCTTTATTAACAACTTCTTGAGTACCAGTAACTACTACAGGTTTTGTAGAAATCTGTGTGTGGTTAAGTAGTCTTGTTGTTGCTGTAAGTGCTCTATTAGGAGAATCATCTCCCTCTATTACTAAGTTAGCAGCTGCTGCTGCTAAACTATCTGTTTGCCATTCGTGTTTCGTTCCGTTAGCCGAAGCAGTACCGATACTAGACATAAATGGTGTTTCTGTTGGAGAAATGTTGTAAATAACATTCGCCAAGTCTTCTCTCTTATTGTTACTATCAAAAGTTTCATAAGAGTTTGTATATATTGCCATTTGATTACCTTTGTAAAAAAGTTATGTATTAGTTAAGAGTTCATGAGACTTTCTATAACGCTTGTAGCATCTTTTACTCGTCCACTTTTCTTTAACCTTGCTCTTTGTGCCTTAACTTTATCACTTGAGATTTCACCTTTTGTTGCAGGAGAACCAGGTCTTGTAACTTTAGGTACAACTTTAGCTTTCTTATTAGAAATCTTAGCTGCCAAAAGATTATCATACAACATGGCTTTATGAAGCACATCAACCGACCTTGCATCAATTAAGCTATCAACTTCTTGTTCGGTAAATCCTGTTTTTACAGCAAAGGACTTAATATCTTGTTTAAGCTTTGCTCCTTTAGTAGGATCATTCCATTCTGGAAGTCTTTGAGCCATAATTTCTTGCTGTCTGCCAAGTTCTTCTTGCCATTTAGCTTGTTGCTCTTGTTGTGTTTTATATTGAAGATTCTTTTGTTCTTCTTCAACAGTTCTTTTGTTTTCCTGAAGTTCTCTATACTGGTCTCTTTTGAGCATGTATTCAGTTGGATCTTCTTCCTTGAGTTTAGTCCAGTCGGTTGATTTAAGTTCATCTAACTTAGAATCAGCTTGTGTATTAAATTGTTCAAGTTGTGATAAGTAACGCTGTCTTTCTTGTTGAGTCGCAGCTAATTCTTCATCAGCTTGTTTGCGTTGCTCTGCCAATACTTGACTTTTTCTTGTGTAATCAGCTTGTCTACTATAACCTGCCTGAAGCTCATCGAGGGTAACCTCTACATCTTTACCATCTACTTTGATGGTGTATGTTCCAGGTGTCTCATTTACTTCTTCTTGGGTATCGTCTACTAAGTCATCAGCAGTTAATCCATCAGGATTTTCTACCTCTGTTTGTACTGATTCGGACTCCATGTCCTGTGCAGAAACTTCTTCCGTTGTTTCTGTTTCAACTTCATCTTCTGGGGTTTGCTCTTTAGGAGTTCCCATTAGACTTTGTTGTATTGCTCTCTGTGCTGACACTACATCAGTAACAGGAACGCCACCATTGGTGGATTCTTTTATAGGGATATCTTCTTTAGCCATGATTAGCTACCTCCCTTTCTTTCTTCTTCGAGAATTTTACCATTCTCCATTGTATTCACTAAAACATTTTGTGCTGTCAAAACACCTCTCAATGAGTGATATAAAGATTCTCTAGTCTCTGTTTCACCTATATCTGTTCTTATCCATTTCTGGAAGATGTCATTTTGTATTACTTCATAAGACTTTATTAATAAAGGATCTTCTAGTAATCGCTTTGCATCTTGCCCTTCTTTGACTTGTGTTTCTTTGTCTACCATTTTTATCTCCTCGATTCTATCTGCTTTCGCAGGTGTAGTTAATCGTTAGTTTTTGTTAAAGATTCTTCTGTTATCCAGTCTGGAATCTTCTTTTTGCCTGATAACCATCCACGAACACCATTGGGTTTTACCCCTGTATTCCTGAATATGCTCTCAACAGAAAGTCGGTGTTTTAAACATAATGTTTGTAATTCTGTGTGTTTCAAATCTGTTTTAATTTATCTATAGTTGGATTCTTTTGTTTATATTTTTTTGCTAAGTCTACATGAGCTATTTTAGAGGATTGTCCATTACTGTATCCCATAGAAATGTAGTGGTCGTACCTAGATTCGTAATATTTACTACGCTCTATGCCTTCTTCTTTTTTTTGCTTTTTGATTTTGGAAATCCTGCCTTCATATTAGCGTATGCTTTTTTAGTTATAGTAGAATTTTTTTTACTTCTACTTGTTCCTGCCTTTTTTCTTTTATTTATATTTGCGTATAAACTCATTTTCCTACCTTTTTCATAGCTAATTTATGTGATTCTGTAAAACTTTTTCCTTTATTCATGTGTTTTTTCATTTCAGACATGTGCCTTACAGTATGATGTTTCTTATGTTTCGTTAATGCTTTTCTTTGCCTTATGGTCAAAGTCATTAGCATTTACCTCTTTTTTTCTTTTTACCTTTTTTCATTGGTTTGCCGTACATAGTTATCTCCTATATTAAATTAAAAATTTTGTCAGCTTTATCGCTTAATAATGCAAAAACTATAATAGCTCCATAGATTACATACTTAAATCTAAAGACTTCTATCTTTACATCACGCATATCTGCTTCTATATGTTTTAGGTGATTGTTCTTGATGATTTGTATATCCTTTTTAATCATCTCGATTTCTATATTTAATTCATTTAAATTCTTCATGCTAGTGGCAACCTCTTACGTTTAGGGTACATATTGAGTGCCATAGCTACTGCTTGTTTCTGTGGCTTACCTTCTTTTTTCAAAACCTTTATCTTCTTTGATATAAGCTTAACTCTGCTTTGTCCTTTGTAATCAGGTTTAAACTTAGGATAAGCCATTAGCTTGGTCCAATACCGATAGGTCTGTTTTGTACTGCTTCAAGAGCAAGTTCCTGTTCGTTAAGTTCTAGTTGAGATTTCTTAATTTGCAGTTCTTGTTGTTTCAAGGCTAGATCAACAGCAGCTTCTTCTTGTTTAAGTTTTAGTTCTTGTGCTTTTAGTTGCGTGTCTATTTCTAGTTCTTGAGCTTGTAATTGTAATTTTTGTAATTCAACTTGTGCTTTTTGTGCAGCGACCTTCTCATCTAGTGATGGCTCTGGTGGTTGTTGTGGTGGCATCATCTGTGGATTAGATATAAACATGTCTGAATTTTTATATCCAGACTGCGTTATAAATTCGCTAATAGCATTATAAAGGTTTTGAGTTGTAACTAGACTTCCCATACCTCCATTTTGTACGACTGTTTGTAATATGTTCATAATGCCTGACATAGTTTGCATCTTAGAGTTCTGACTTCCTGAACCAACACCAACATTAACAGTACAATTTAGCTTTTCTTTCCATCTCGATACGTCAATCGGTACAAACTTGCCGTTTAAATACGCCATTTTTTGTCTGTTTTCGTATCTTTGTATCAATGAATAGATGTTTCTAAATAAATCTTTTATCCCAGTTTCAGCAAATATCCTAGCTATTAGCTCAATTCTTTGCATAGAGGACTCTGTTGCTGCTGAGATTGCACCTGAAGTTACATGAGATGTTAATACATCTGGATTCAATCCTTGAGTCATTTTAGATACGCCACTTCTTTCTTCCCTAATCCCATCTAAATACTGAACCATTTGGAACGCATAAGGTTGTATCTGTGGTGTTGGAAGTGCTGTAACTGCACCAGGTGCTCTCATTCTTACGATTCCACCAGGTTTAGATGAAAGTAAGTCGTCTAATTCTACTTGCCCTGCTAATACTGCATATCGTGCATTGTTAGTTAGATACATATTGTCTAACAAATTACGCATAATGGTAGATTTAATTAGCTGTATATCTTGTACTGTATCTGCAATACTCATGCCATGAAACTTATGTGGTATCGGCAGTGGACAGATTGTTGAGAAAGGAACTGAGTCTATTTCCTCATTGTCCAATATTATATTACCACCTTTAGTAATCTTTCTAAGTTCTGCTATTCCATCTCCATCATAGTCAAGATGTATGTAACATTCTTCTAACCAAACCTTTCTTGATGGCCCTTCTCCCTCATCAGCAGGTACTGAATCATCAT